CAAGAAATTTTACTGTAAATAAAGCTGGAGAATTTATAGGAAAATCTGGTAAAAAATTAACTGGTGCCGCATTAACCACAGCTCAAGAAACTTATAAAATGGATCAAGCAAAACCCTTGGGTAATCCTAATACTGCTGCATTTAAAGCTGCAGGGAGATTTGTCAAACCTGTGCTAACATTGTTAAAAAGAGTTCCCATTCTTGGCAATGTTTTAGGAGCAGCAACTCTTTATAATATACTAGGTGACCCAAATTTATCAACAATACAAAAAACTGAAGGTATTGCTGGTGTTCTTGGTGGTCTGGCTGGTTCAACATTGGGTGCAATTGGTGGAGCATTACTTGGTGGTATGATACCATTGCCTGGTACAACTTTTCTTGGTGGTTTAACTGGTGGTGCATTAGGATATTTCTTTGGTGAAGAGATTGCTCTTGCAACTGCACAGTTTTTAACAGGCCAATCAATTAGTGCGTTTGATGGTATCAAAGGTTTCTTTGGTGGTGGTAATAAAGACTCTCAACGGTTGAGTGGAAGGAATAAAAGAGGGGGCAATCGAACTTCGCAAATGACTGATACAGAGAAAGCAGCTGCTTTAAATGCACAGTTTGCCGCAATGAACCCTTTTGAATTACAAAGCAGAAACCTTGCACCAGCTGGTGGTGGTGCTAATGGTGGTGGTGCTATTACTATTGTTAACTCTGTAAATAAAGGTGGTGATACTACAACTAACATGACTTCTATGAGTGAAAGTTTAGTTAATGCTTCTATGATGGGTGTTCCTGATTTTGCTGGAGCTCCATAAAAAAAAGAGGTAGGATTGCTCCTACCTCTTCGTCTTAGTACAGTGATTGTTTCAGTCCGAATCTAATTCAGCGACTAGGGATATTTATCACCTGACCCTTTATCCAGCAAGTTTCTGGAAGTAGTCCATAGTATCATCATCCTCAGATGAGTCGGTTGCAAATGGTGGAGTGTTATCCACAGGTGCAGTATCGACTACTGGTGATGCGACAGGAGCATCTTCCATCTTCTCAGCAATGTTACCTACAGTAACACTACCAGACAGGACAGTATCAAGACGAGTCTTCAGTTCTTCATATGACTTGAAGTTTGATGGAGCAGAATACTCTGCAAGAGCATACTGTTGTTTCCACACTTCTTCAATCTGGTTATCATTATCAAACATAGCAGATGGTGCTTCAAACTCAGACTTATCATAGTTCCAATAACCGTCAACCTTACGAATCTTCAGTTTGAAGTTTGCACCTTCCCAAAAATCAAATGGGTTGATAGGTGTCTCATCTTCAAACTCAGGTTGCATTGCAGCCATAATCTTATCAAAGATTTTCTTACCATAACGGAACAAGAATACTTTACCTTCATTCTCTGGATGCTTGCTGTCACTGACAACATAGATGTTAGAGAAGTATTGCAACTTTCTTTTCTGTTTACGGGCAATCTCTTTGTCAGACTCAATGCCTGTGTTCCAATACTTAGAGTTAAGTTCTGACACAGGGTCATTCTGTCCAATAGTAGTGAGAGAGTTCTCAATATACCATTGACCAGTAGGGCCTTGGAACGCATGATTCCATACCTTTGCCCAAGGCATATCTTCACCTTCGACTGCTGGTAGGAAACGAATGACTGCATAACCGTTACCAGACTTATCTAGTTCTGGTTTCCACAGACGTTCATCCTTATAAGACTTCTTTTCTTGAGGTGCGTTTTCTTTCTTTACTTCGCCAAGTAATTTATCAAGAGAATTGTTTCTCTTTAGGCTATCTAACGACATATGTATCTCCTTATGTTATCGTATGTTACTTTTAAATTCATCGTATGTTAAATCTGTTCCAACCTTATAAAACTTCACATTAGGAAACTCCAGCTGTGTCATTCTAAATTGATTATCCCAGTTAATCGTGTTAAACCCACGACTAGACTCAGGTAGATAATTATTACTACCCTTGTATACGTTATTTAGTGGTTTGGAATAGTCACTTCCATCAAAACCTAACATATACACTTCCTCTGCACCATTTTGACAAGCAAGGTGTAGTGCAGTATTTCCAGCAGACCATCCTTTAGGAAAGTCTATTTCCTTTACTTGATCTTCTTTTTCAATCCATGTGATAAACAGACCAATATCTTTTTCCAGTTTTTGTCTCAAATCTTCTTCAATCAAATGTGAATTATGAAACATGATTTCTTCAATGTTGCTTTCAATCAACTCTCTTGTTTTGCCCTGAACCACACAGTCTGTTCTAGACAGTTTTTCAGTTTCATATATTTTACCATCATTATCTGACCAACCAATTTTCATTAGGTCAGCATCAAAGTCTGGTAAGATACTCCAATCAGAAAACCAACATTTATTTTTTAATGCGTAACCTGATTCGTATATCTCTTGTTGCATATTATAGTCTACAGAAACGAGATTGTCAAGTGCAAAATCACGATAGATTGCATTGCAGCCCCAAGTTTTAAAGTCACCCCCTATAATCGGTTTGCGAGGTCTGGACTCTCCGTTTCCATAGACTATGTGCTTATTCATTTAGACATTCTTCTCCGAATAGTGCCGTCTTCGATACTTCCACCATTCTTTACTTGAATATGATTTTGACCTTCTGCACCATCAGACTTAACTGTATAGTCTGCATTGTGATTGTCAACCCATCTTTCTTTCTTTACAAAATCTAACTTATAAGTGTCTCTGTCTGATAGATTTGCAAGAACATTAAATGCAAGACTTACTCTAGGGTCAGTTGTTTTGTTCTGAGCAAAACCATGAAACAGATAACTGTTAAATATAATCAACGAACCTTGAGTACAAGGCATTGCAATTCTATTTGTAAAGTTAGGATTGGCTTGATGATAATGTTTCCTCAATGAAATGAATGGGTCTGCATTGTAAGCAACCTTTTCAAATAACAAAGGTGGATGATTAGGAGTAGACTCGATATAGTAAACACCACTAATAAGAGAGTTACTATGATTATGCATACTCTGTGCAGAGTTTGGTCTTGACTTGTTAATCCAAGACTCATGTATCCAAAACTCTTCATATGCAAGTGTCATCACATTGTCAAAGTAGTCTTTGATACATTCTTCAAACCATACTTTCAGATCAGCCAATCCTGTTTTATCTACGATGTTTGGATTCTCTGAACCAAACTGTGTTGAGTCTGGATTACCACTACCCTGTTTAGAATAATCGAAATCATCTATGTCTGGTATGATTGGTGGATTTGGATTCTGATATATTTTTAATACTCCAGCAGGGAATATCGGTATTCCATTATCCATCTCTTAGTGCCTCCCATGATATAGGAAACAACAACTGTGCTTCCATGTCAATTAAATTTGCAACCTCTTGTGTTTCCAGTTGGGTATCCGATTTACATCGCAGATTGCATACACGAGCAAATGCCATTAAAGTTCCACTCCAATACCACTCAGTATATGTAGACTGTGGTAATACCATTCTTGCCATCTCTGGTGCAACACCCTCACCCAACAGTTGATCATAGAACCGTTCAAGTGATTGCATATACCAGTTATAATTATGGTTTAGTTCTGTCTTACCTTCTGCTTGATCAGATAATACTATTTCACCACCAGAACCTTGTTTACTATTTTCTGGTCTACTGCGCCAGAATGGTGGTTGATAAAACTCTGGTTTGTCATCTACATAACGTCTAGAGACTTCGTTCCATACCAGACCAACCTGATGTTTTACTAACTGTCTTGCGACAAAGATTGGAGCCTTGATTCTAAACTGCAAAGATGCGTGTCCAAAAGGACTCCAATGATTGTGTTTTGCAAGATAGTTAATGAGTTTTGCATCTTGATCAGAAAACTCTTTACTCTCTTTTGCATAAGAGACACGGGCAGCGTTCACTACAGAGAGGTCACTGCCCATATGGTCAATTAGTTCTACGATCATATCGCTTCTTTTCATCCAATGCTTTACGAGTAGGACGATAACCTTTAGGCCAAGCCGGAACACGACTTGCAAGAGTTTTGCATCGTTCCATCAGTTCTGCATTTTTACGTTGCAGTTCTGCATTTTCAAACTCTAAAACCTTCATACGATTCTCTTGGTACAATCCCTCAAGAGCTTCAAAAGCATTATTTACTTCACTTTTCATTACCATTTCCTTTTCTATACTGGTAGTTGTGCTGTTCGTTCCAAGAAATTTAACTCTCTTGCATTTGCCTCAATTTTTTCTTTAAGACCTTTGGTGATAAGTCGCCCAACAGTATCAGGTTCAAGATCATTTTTAGAACAATACCAGAGTACTGCATCCATATGATTGATACCTTTGTCTTTAGCGACCTTTTCAATTTCTAATGAGAATGTTTTTGGTGTTTGCATTGTTTACCTTCACGTTTATTATTGTTCTAATATACCACACTATAGTGTTGTAGTCAATGGGTTTCTGGAAAAAAGATAGGATGGTCAGTCCTATCCAAATGTAGCAGTGCCAGAAAATATATGCGTCTGGTTGCAGTTGTGTCTGTGACCAAATCAGACTCTCCTTTTGATACGGCATTTCGCAACATTGCAGGCGGTGCCGTGTACGCCTATTCGTGTTCTCCACCATTTGCTCTACCAAATCCACCAAAGTATTGTGGATTGCGTCTTGCAGTTTCAAACGTACCTACTGTAATTGCAATCGCAGCAAGTAGTACAAGGTGAATAATAGCACTGACACCAAATAGTGTCCAACTACCGACAATAAAACCGAACACAATACACCACATCCAAGCCAATACTTGCATGATCAAATGTCTCGTACTTGTGTCTGGAATATTTTTAAGTGGATTGTAATCTAAACTCATTACAGCGTTCCAACTGTTTACTATAAATGTTCTCACTGGATAAACTCCTTTTTCAAATGTCACTTTCAGAGGATAGTTTGCATCGACAATATCTTTGAACTCAATAGCGTCATATATATCTGTAAAGTATTTGACTACCTTTTGTTCTCTAAAATATCCTGTCACTCTGTACATATAAACTCCATAATAAGGTGGTGGGTTTCTGTTGCTAAGTACCCACCGAACTCCGTGAGATTATGCAGCTAGTGCATAACCCTCGATTGCAAAGTTATCGTTTGCATTTACTCAATTGACCTATTAGGCGGTCATCCCACAATCTCCACTAACCTATTAACAACCTGTCGATCCTATTTCGCCCCCATCATAATTACATACCAGAATCAATACCTAACCATGCACTAAATCCAAATACTTCCATAATCATAAAAGTAAAGAACATGATAACCATAGCCCACATAATTAGTTTACCATTAAAATTTGATGCTGCAAGTTTGATAGCAAGTATTTCGTTACCAAAGAATCGCAAACACAATTCAAATTCGTTGTGATCATCTTTTACGACTATACCATTCTTTTTTTCTTCAGACATATCTTCTCCATGTAATTATGGTGGAGGCGGCCGGTACTGCCCCGGCGTCCAGTTTTGCGTTTAACTCGCTTCACCGATTGTACTTATATTTATACCACACTATAACTCATCTGTCAAGTAGTTTTTGAAACTAA